GGTTTCTAAATCTACTCCTTCCTCGTCCCCGGATGTCCCTGGGTCCATATCGATTTCGCCGCTCTCAACTACTGCGCCCTCTTGCAGAACATCACCGCCAGACGTTTCCGCTCCCGATAGTAAATTCTCATAAAATGCTCTAACACCCGGATCTTCTATAAGATCTAAAAGTGTCGAACCAGTAGAACTACCAGCACCAGCACCAGCACCACCACCGCCAGAACTAGAAGTATCAGGAGGACTTACAGTTATCACGGTGCGTCCGCCTTGTGTCGTATCAGTACCGATACCAGCATTAAAACCGGGAGCCTCCTCATCGGGACGTGTAGATGTACCGTCCTCGTAGTCGAGAGGATTGACACCGGGCGCGAGTACATTTGTAAAATCAAATCCGCTATCGACAGTTCCACTCTCAACTGATGCACCCTCTTGCAGAACGTCGTCACCACTACCCAATACATTTCCGGCTAGTGCGTTCAGCCCAAGTTTTACTGAATTAGGTAGTGGCAGTGCGTCAATGGCGGTATTTGCGGCGAACTGCGCTGCTGTGCCTCCAACGAACGACAGCCCAGCGGTCAATACTCGAAGAACTCCTTCAAGGGGGCCAATGCGATCATCTCGAATTTCTTGAAGGTGGTTTGCTGTGTTTTGTGTGAACGTAAATAAATCATTAGCTAGATTGGGGTTATCGATGAACGCTTGATCTATCGAGGCCAGCGCGTGTTCTTCTGAGTCGAAAAGGTCAACGATATTTGAGGAGTTGACGATCCGGTTCCCGTCGCCGAAATATTGTCCCCAGAATCCCTGGTTCACAAGCTCTATGCCTTGACCCCTAACACCTGTGATTCGCTGAAGACCATGAATCGCAGCCGGGTTCGCGTTTCTTGAAGGCAGTCCGCGAGCAGTTTCCGCTTCAATAATATTGGCTAACTGATCTCGATTGACCGCCTCTCTTAACTGATTAGATGAATATGTGTTTCCAAAACCACGAGTGCCGGTATATACATACTCAGTACCGTCAGCGTTCGTAGCGTAATAATAATTTCTACCCATCAGACTCGACGCCGGATGCCCAGTGTGAAAAGTCGGCGACTTCGCGTTAGCTTCTTTCAAAGCATAGGCGTATTTTATTTCTTGACGCATGAGCTGCGGGATGGTTGCCGCAGTGACGGTCTCGGCACCGCCGCTGGCGTTTACAAAATTAAACCCATGACGTTTTAGTCTGTCGCCCATCTCAGCGAACGCCTCCCGATTTCATTTTAGCTCTGACGCCGAGCGCATGATCGAAACCACCAGCTATATCAACTCGAAATCTTATGTATCTCGCCGCATCTCTTAAATTATGCTCTCCGGTGACGGAGTTCTGAGTCACGCCGGATGTATAAGTGTGATCGGTCGTCAAAGTGTTTCTAGTAGCCAAATAAACTGTATTGGTGGCCGTAGATCCCTGAACCAAAGGGCGAACATTGTCGCAATATAAAACCGTACCGTCTTCGCTTGCGACCTCCGCAGTCTCTAATCTTGCGGTCAACGCGCTACCGGAGAAATCACCGCTCTTATGAGCCGTATCAAAGCCAAAAAGCCCCAACCGGCCACCCCTCCATAAATCGCTATCTAAAGACGCTGGCAACGCATCGATGCTTGAACTCACCGCATCAAGTCCTTCCAGCGTGTAGCCCGGAGACAGACCCTCAAAAATACATTCCGTGTTGATGACAGCGTATGACCATTGCGATGTTTTCCAGTCGTAAATTATTAACTCATCCGGCCCCGATGCTCCGTTTGAATACGACCAGACAACATGGGAATTTGCGACATCTATCGCCGCCGTGATCCGATAATACTCATCAACATTAACGCGCTCCAGAAACCAGAGGTCTACCTTCTTATCGCCGATAGGCACCGTGTCGCCGCCAACGTCATACCTTTGGAATCCGTTTTCAGATAGGTAGTAAACCGAATTTCCGTACCTGACAACGGACCACGGCGCTGGTGTTCCGATTTCGGTCTGAACCTCATTGAATCGGAATGCTAACGGAGGGCCAACATATTCCATCGTCCATATGGATCGTTCTTGAAATATAACCCCGATGTCACCTGATGTGATCGCCTGAATCCTGCCGCCATCGCCCACTAAATCCTGAAAATCAGCTTGTGTGCCGGGAACTGTTCCCCAACTGGTTTCCTGCTCCAATCCTGACCATTGGACTCTATTTGGGAAGTCATTCAGATTCCCGATAACAACAAAACCCCGAATAGACCCGATGTGTCTCGCTTTCGGTGGACTGCCGCCCAATGCAGCAAAGTTGCTTGCTCCAGAGAGAGGGCCAATTTGAATAACATCCGCGAAATTCGTCGCGATAACATATTCGCCCCACTTTAGAAATTCCCAATTATCTTGCGTGGCATTTGTATATGTCGCGCCTGATTTGTCGCTCCACGTTCCTCCGGCGTTTCGATATAATTTGGTCGCATCGCCAGCGAACATATTTACTGTGCTGCTTTTATCTTGAACCGCGATAGCGCCTCTTGCCCTTGCTGTTATGGCATTGGAATTCACTGCTAGTGTGTTAAACGGTCGATAAGTGCCTTGATGTGGGACGACATTTTGAGCGTGAGTCGCGCCTGGATTTCCGAGTTCACTCAGATCGGGTAACCATTCTCCGAATCGAACGTCCATTACGGCGTTGGTGAGTCGGTTTTAATTGCTACCGATCCCTGCGTTACCCGTCCCTGGCGGTAGGTTTCCGAGGCACTCCACGAGCCAGATTTGTACTGGCCTAAAGAATTTGCGGCTCTGGCGTCGTCTTGGATGAATGTAAAAGCGTGAAACAACGTCGCAGAAAGATAAACATCAGGGTAATTTGTCAAAACCCAGTTAGTCGTCGCGGAGTCTGAGAGTGCCGTGATTTGGGGCCAGTAAGACAATTCATAGGCATATGCAGCATCAGGGGCCACGTTCAGCTCAATGACGTCGCTTATCGTATAAAAGGACGGTAATCCTTTGCCGGATCTGCGATGCAAGCTCAATTCGTTCGGAGCTAGAAACCGCAAAACGGTGTAATTGTCACCCGTCAAATTGAGCCGATACATCTCTAAATAATCTGATGGCAACGATAACGTCGCCGTACCGATAGAGAGCGTCCCAGTCGTTCTTGAAATATTTGACCGAATGCCGCCAATATCTGGGCTATTCGAGGGCGCGGGTTCACGTTTCAGGAATGTTTCAGCCAGATCGATGAACTCATCGTAGTACGATGTTAAATCGTCCCGCGCAGTCCAATTGCCGATGGCTGTTTTTAGTTCAGCGTAGGTCGTGATTGCCATTGTTTCTTCCGTTCGTTTATCTCAGAGATAACGAGTTTAGCGTGTACCGAATCACCCATCAGTTCTAGCCAGGAGCAATTCCCGATCATAGACTCATATTCTGCATGCCATTCCGCACTGTACTCACAGTCGCGAGTTTCGGCAAAAGCGGGAATCCCGGCGGTATAGTGTACGATTGATGGATTGCCTTCCGGCTCATCATAACCAACACAGAAATTCCATTGCGGGGGCAGCTCGCCGACACTTTCGGCCCAGTCGAATGTATTGGGTTGATTGCTTTCGTCGTTAATGTAATCCGCTGTCAACGTCGTGCATTTTTCATTGTTGAACAACATCAGAGAAGGCCATTCGAATCGTTCTCTACCTTTGACGACATAGACATCGTGATCGCCTTCTGTCAGCCCGGACAGTTTGGTAATGTCGTCTAAAACCAACATGTCAGCATCCAGAAACAAACTCAATCCCTTAAAGCCGCTCAGTGCGGGAGCTAGGTAACGTGTAAAAGTGAAGTCGGTTAGTCCGACTCGCGTGATCGGGGTGGCCGGTAGAATCAACGGAATCACCGCGACCGGCACTGATGCTCTTCTCACGATGCTCCATTGCAGGACGTTATAAGCTATCGGTTGCCTTGGATCGACGCCAATATAAATCCTCATGCTACTTCCTTCGCATCCGGTATTTGAATAAAGTCTTCTAGCCGTTTTTGAACGGCCTTTATCGCTCCATCAGTGCCTAATTCCGGCCTTCTGTAGAACTCCACGCTTTGCCAATATGGACTCGGGCCGGTGACGCCTTCGTGGAAATGAGGCTGATCGTGAACCAAAACCAAGGCTGGTTTGCCCAAAGCACCGCATAGATGGTAGATCGTCGTCGGAACGCACACCACGGCGTCTAAACAGCTCACGAGAGCCGCTGTATCGTCGTAGTCTGCGCTCTGAGTACCCCAGGGGTAGTCCAGCACCTTTATACCTGTTTCATGCTCAAACAGGCCAATTTCGTCGCTTTTGTCTTTGTATTCGAGGGACACCCAATCGAAGTCCATTTCAAGCAACGGTCGCAAGTCTTTCAGTGTCAGGCTGCGGTCTCGCCAACCGGCAGAGCCGGTCTTTCCACCTGTCCAGGCGATGCCTATTTTAGGCTTAGATCCGTTGGAATTAAGCAATCCTTGCCATTGCAGCACCTTTTCCCGCATGGGCTTCAAATACGCGCCCCTCGGCTTAATATCGGCCCATTGCATAGCTGTTGCCATTGAAACCTGATAATCGCTTTTCAGCTCCCACTCAAAGTCCTTTTTATACATATCGCCGAACACTTCAGAAAACGGGAAATTTCTCTGAAACAGCTTTTGCAATTTATCAACGCAGTTAATTTGCGCGGGTTTGATAGGCATAGCGCCCATGAATGCTATTTGATCACCAAGTCCCTGATCGCCATACACCATAACTCGACCTTCCTGGCCTTCCCATTCCGGCAAGCCGTAATCATGCTTTATCCGATAATCGTGATGCCCAAGTTGGAATTGATAGTGATACCAGCCCTCTTTCCACTCCCGCTGATGGAGCTTTGCGAAGGCAAGCGCAACATGCGCCTGATGATGATCTTCGATTTCAAGGCTTTTTTCGCCCCATTTTTCAGCCATCTTCCAGTTGAATGCTTGGGAGTATGCGTTAGCGAGGAGTCGATAGACTAAGGCCCGATCTCGGTCGCCCTCACCGTTTGGGATGGCTTTCAGAGCTTGTTTGAGAGTCTTGTGCGCGTTCGGCTTCTGTAGATTAGCCTCTACCGCTCCCAGCATCGTCAAAGTACGCCAATTGCGATCTTTCTGAACCGCCTGAAGCGCGACCGGATAAGCAAATGGGGCCTTGCTTGCATCCATGAAGAACCGCGTTAAGGCGATCCAGCCGTCTACGTCATCAGGCTCGTTGTATAGATGCTCGATTAGAAGATTGCCAGCGAACTCCAGATCGTTATGTTCGAGAGCTGCGTGTGCGTCTTGGACAAGACTAGACACGACCCGTCCCGGTTCTGAGATAAGCCCAGTC